TCATCATTAGCTTGAACAAATAAAGCATTTTTAGTTCCATCACTTTCAATATCTGCTCTGGTATCAGTATCACCATCTTTAAGTTCTACTGCACCAATTTGTATATCACCACTTGATAATTCTACGTCTACTGGTAAACGATTACCTGAACTAAATGGATTACCATCACCATCTTTAATTACTCCAACACCAGAAGCAACCATAGAGGTACTCATAACTTCTGTAAGCGTTTCAATCTGTTTTGCATTAATATGAACCCTTAACTCATTGTACCTTGTAAATTTATCAAAATTTAATATATCACTTAATATTTCTATCTGTTTCTGTATAGGATTTAAATCTGTTTCTTTTATCTTAGAACTTATTTCCCCTAAAGATTCTCCTAAAGATTCCATAGAATTCAAGAATGATTCTGCATTATCCTCAAATGGTTTAGATAATTCTATTTTAATTTCATTTAAAATTGTTAGAATATCTTTTTTTGTAGCAGAAACATCTGGACTAGGTTTAAGTTCTTTTGTTTGACTTAATATCGTATCAATAATACCATCTAAATTTTTTCTAATATCTATTGGATCTGGTATTTTAACTTCAGGAATTACTACCTCTGGTATTTCAACTTGATTCTTTACAACAACATCAAAAGTTATTCCTTTAAGTTTTTTTAGAAAGCTCTTTGCTAGTGTTGCTATTTTGCTTATCTCCATCTTCTTTTTGTTTTAATAATGTTAATTTATAAGCTTCTATCTGATTCATAATTTGAACCTTAATCTTATCTCCATCTAAATCTACACTAATAGGTATTTCAAATTCTTTAAGCATATCCTTAGTATATACCCCTACTAATGGTATAAGTTTATCTTTTATTTTTTGTATTTTATTATTTTTTATATTTATTTCTTTCTCTACCTTTTTCCAATCTTTTAAAAGTTTTTCACCATCATTTAAAAGTGATTCCTTTTCTTTTAAAAGTTTTAGTATTTTATCATCTTTAAATATTTCATAACGAATATCTTTCGTTGTTTCCATAAATTTTATATTATTTTATTAAATGCTTCTTCCCACCTATAAACATTATTTTCTATATTATAATGTTTAAGTACATATCGTTTTGCTTCCTTACCCATTCTTCTTCTTAATTCCTTGTCTTTAATTAATCTATCTACTTCTTCTTTCCATTTAGAATTATCTTTTATTAATATTCCATTCTTTCCATTAATGTCTTTATCATATGGTGAATCATTTGTAGTAAATCCTTGAGCTACTACTGGTATCTCACACATTGCTGCTTCCAAAAATTTAACGTTTGATTTACATTTATTAAAGTAATTTTCTTCTCTTGGAATAAGTAGTATATCTAACTTTAAATTATTTAATGTTTCTGAATAATCTGCCATACTAGACCAGGGCATATGTTCTAAATTTTTTAAATCACCCCAAAATTTATATTGATCTTTATATACATCTGTTACTATTGGATTATTTTTTCTAGCTTCTTTATCATCAAGTCCAAATATTACAATTTGAACATCATCCCTTTCATCTAATTCTATAATATAATTTTTAATGTTCTTGAAATCATTTGAATATGTTGTTGAACCAATAAAACCAATTCTTACTTTATCTCCTTCATTTCTTTTTGGTTCTAACCAATCATCTGTATCAATACAATTTGGAAGAACAAATACATTATCATTAATTTTTCTATATTCATCAGCTAAAAATTCATTTGTTGTAAAGGCTGCATCTGCATTACGAATAAAATTATCTACTAATCTACTATGATTTTTAACATTTCGTCCATAAAGTTTTTCAGTGGTTTTATTTTTCGCATAAAATGGATTACCCTTATCCATTTTAAATGTATCATCATTATCAAATACTATTTTTTTACCCCTTCTTTTTAATTCTATTGCAGTTTTATGGGCATCAATCGTTTCTGGTCTATGGAATACTATTATATCTGAGTTCATTATTTCAGATAATAAAACATCATGTTTTTTTATATTTCCATATAAAGAGGTTATAGAAGTTCCATAACCACCATGTAAAGAGGGTAATAAACATCTTAAATAACTACAAGTCTTATAAGGAGATGATATAAAATATGCATTAGACATAATTATCTTTTTTAATTCTGTCCATCATTTTTATTTTCTTCTTTTTCTCCTGTTCCAGATAATTCAGATAAGTTCTCGTAATTTTTATTTTCAATTTCTTTTTTGATTTTTCCATTTGATCCTAAAAATTGTCTTGTTTTTTTTAAATTTTGTGCAATTGTAACTTTCATAAAATTTACTTCCTTTCCTATTGGGTTTCTCAGAAAGGAGTGAACCCAATAAGTAAATTATAAAATAATTTATTAAGCAGCAGCTGTTTTTATCCAAACACCTGATGTATCTCTATTTTCTACAACACCATATAAAATGTCAGCAGTTGTCAAAGTACCCAAGTATTGTGGGATATAATTTGACTGTACTCTCATGATAGAACTAGCGTGAATGATAGCATCTTTATGTACTAATACATTCTTTGCAGAACCACCTACTGCAGTTATATCATTAGACATGATAACAGGGATTCCATATAAGAATCCAACTTGTCCTTTTAATAAAGGATCTGCTCCTGGTGCATTTTGTACTAATGTAAATTTATCAATACCCATTAAATCTGTCCAAACAGCTTTAGCAGAGAAAAAGAATGCTCTGTCATCAGCTGGTACGTTTGCAGCATCTAATTGTTGAATAGCAGATCTAACATCTGAATCAGCTACACCTGCAGCTGAAGTTCCAGCAGTTTGTGAAAATTCATCAAATAGTCCTATTATAGCATCTTCTAATTTAGAAGCAGCTGTATAAGCAGCATTTTTAGCATATCTTTCTTGTAAAGAATAAGAGTTTAAAACTTGTTTAGCTTGTCTGTCTTCAATTAAGAAAGATACTTCAAACCATTGATCTACCACTAATTGTGTGTTAGCCTCTTGGGTTGAGTTTAATGTTACTTCAGCACCACCACCTGCAGCGTTAGCAGCCATTTCTGTAAGTCCTGGAATGTTTACTGTATCACCACCCTCAGCGAAAGCATCTGACATGTCTGTAAAAAAATCACCAGCTTTTAGTGCTTGACGATAAAAATCATTCATTCTACCACTCCATACTTCTGGAATATGGTATTGCAAATGTGTGGCTGAAAAATGTCCTGTTCCTAAGCCCATATATTTGTATATTATGAATTATTATTTAATACCAACAATCTTTTCTACATATGATTTATGTTCGGCTCTTGTCATTTCTTCTACAGGTTTAGGTGGCTTAACTTTAGGCGACCTACTAGAGGTAGGAGTTGCGTTAGCAACTTGTTTTTCTGCCATTTTAGAATCTAAATAAGTTTTAACCATTGGAAGCTCAAGAGCTTCTTCTGGTGTTTTACTATTTAAACTAGCTAAGTCTAATACCTGTTGAATATCTCCAGCTTCAATATCTGGATGAGCTTGTGCGAATTCTAATTTCTTTATAGAACTCTTTATAATATCAATGTCTTGATCATCGGTTTTTGGAGATGTAGACTTTGTTGTATCTACGACCTTTAACTTAGATTTAAGTTTTGTTATCTCCCCTTCTAGCTTTTTAGATTTTTCTCTAAAATGCTCTTTTTGAGCAATGGTAGATGCAATATCTCCTTGCTCATCACTTGATTCATTTTCTTCGGTTTTGTCCTCATTGACTGTTTGGTCGTCAATTACCTTTTCTTCATCTGACATAATTGTTAGATCAATGATTAGTCATTTTTACAGGTTTAGTCCTGAATTCATTTTTTAACGAGGTTTTGTCCTCAAGTATATTATTCAAAATTTATATTTGTATCTTTTTCTTTATAATTTTTATGTTTATCAATTATCTCAATAAGAGTATTAAACTTTTTAGCAGCAAGTATTTTAGCTAAGTATGCTTCTTTAACAGTTATTTTTACATCATTAATATTTAATGGTTGTGTAACATCTTTAGTTTCCTCTAATAATGGTAGTAGTAATTCTTTTTTAATTACTTCCCATGTTCCAGTATTTGCAAAATTTTCTAAAGTTTGTTTTAACATATTATTTCGCTAATGGTACTTGTCCTGGCATTCCAGGTACTCCTGGTGTTCCTGCAGGACTTGCTAATTCTCCTAATGGAGGTTGTGTTCCACCACCTTGTTCACTTGGTAATAAATTTGGTGAAACTCCACTTCTATCAGCTAATGCTCTCAATAATTTCATTAAATCTGGGTTCTGTTGTATCTGTGGATTTTGAGCTAATAACTGTAATAGGTTAGAGATAGTTTCTATCTCAGCAGCTATGTTAGTTTTTTCTCCTGTAATATCTATATCTATTGTTTTCTCAAAATTTAAATAACCATCTATAATTTTAACAAATTGTGTTTCTTCTGTCTGCAACATTAATTGTTCTTTCAACATTGCAACTTCATCTTTTTGTGGATAATTACCTTCAAATAAAACATATTTTTTAATTGCTTCATTCAATCTACGATTAACATCTTTTTCCATAATCAACTGAATTGTATCATGATCAAATAATTCAAATATATGTTCTTTAACTATTTTTGATTCAAATTGTGGAAGTATCCATTCCTTAAATGTTTCTTCTAAAAACATACCAAGATTCTCTCTGATGAAATCAAATAGCTTTCCAGCATTCTGTTGCATCATTGCTCCTAATCTAAATGGAGTTCTACTTGGTAATGTTTCACCTGTAATTACTTCAAATGCATTTGTTAAACTTCTAATGGTATGTAATAAATTAGCTTCTTCTTGACGATAAGCAGCAAGATTTCTTTCTTCATTAGCTATTGGTGTAATTTCTGAATTAACTTTTAGAATATCTCCATTAAGTAAATCAGTCATTATATTAGATTCAACAGTTGTATCTCTAGTTTGAAATAAATGTTTGGATGAAATTTTCATTGAAGAAGCCTTTTGATTAGCCATTTCATTCCATCTTTGCTGTGAATCTAATAACATTTCAACTATACCTAATCCTAAACCCCTTCCTTCTATTGATAAATAATCTACCTTCTTGTAAGGAAATTTATTTAATTTCTTTTTATATAATACTTCTTGATAATCATATTTACTTTCAACTTCTGATTTAGTCATAGCAACCATACATACTCCTAAAGAATATCCTTTACCCTTAACACCAAGTTCTTTATTTGGAAATTCAGAATAATATTCATATACTGTAATATCCTTTTCTTCTCCTTTTCTGAAATTTTCAATAGTATTATTAATACCATCTTTATTCCATTCTTTCATTTGTAATAACTCAGCAGGTTGAAAATGATGTTCTTCAATGATATATGAAGATTGAATATCAAAACTATCTTCCTTGTTAGAGATAGCTGGATCAAACTTTAAATATCTTAAAGGAATATATTTAATTTTATCGCCTACTTTTTTAAGTACCACTGAACCATATATTGGTAAATTTTCAGAAATCTTATTTAAAAGTATTCCTGTATTTTCCCTTCTCATCCAATATTTTAATTCAGCAGAATAAATCATAGCCTTAACTCTATCTTTTCCTTCTACAGCACGAACACGAATATCTTTTCTATCTAGATCAATATTCTTTGTTGCATGTCCACACTGAGGATTAATGATATTAAAAAAGTATTTCTTATTACCTTGTGAGTCTTTATCACCAGATTTAAATTTAGATGCACGATATAATTCTATCTTATTTATTATATCAGACATATCAAATTTATATCCCTCAGTAATTTCAACTTCTTCTTCAAAATCTTTTAATGCTCCACCTAATTGGGAAAAGATTGTTTTTTCTTCTTCCATATTTTTTATTCGTAAATTGGTTGTTTAATTTGTTTATATTTTAATTTTCTTAATTTCATAAATGAATTTGTTTCTTCTGGTCTACAGAATGTTAGCATAAATGCATCTGCTACATCTGGAGAAGGAATACCATTCTTTCTCAAAGTTTCTTTATCTATTATTTTTATTTTACCATTAGAGCGAACTTTATATTTTATATCTATTAGCTGTAAGAAATCTGAATCATTCTTTAATTGTCCTCCTGATTTAATCCAGTTCCTTGATCGTATATATGCCTCTGCTCTTATATTAATATATTTATCTTGTTCTATAGCTTTCTGTGCCATATTGACACCAACTACGTTCCATCCTGTTTCTACGAATCTATCATATACACCAGCTCCTAATCCTGTCGCATCAATAAATATATTTTCTTCTGATATATCATGTTCATCTGCAAAATCCTTTGTTGTACCAATAACATCCATTAAATTATCTGTTGTGCTTTTGCCTAATATTAGGGAAAAATTACCTGTTCTTAATACCCATACATTGAAATTTCCACCACTTCTTGCTATATCAACACCTAATCTTTTTTGACCAAAGGTATTGGGATTATCTGGTAAGAAAGCTCCAGTAATATCATCCTCTGATAATAACACTGTCCAACCATCTGAATCCAACATATCCTGTTTAGGAAATTTACATTCGTATAAAATGTCAAAGAAGGCTTCTTTTCTCATTTCTTCTATAAATTCTGAAGTTAATCTTTTTTCTTTAATCGCTTGTTTATAATTAATCGTAATCTTGTGGTAATAGTCGCTATGGAAATTACGAAGGAAGTGATTTCGTTTAAAAGGATTACCAATTTCTAATAAGAAGTTATCCTCATGCCCTCCAAGCATTCTCTTTATCTTTGCATATATATCATCATCTATTAAAGAACTCTCATCTAATATTATATTTGCTGCTCCAAATCCCATCAATGTTTCACCAGCTTGTGCTTTATTACGAGCATCTGCAGATAAAACGAATATTTCTCCACCACCTTTGAAAGTAAGTCTTGTCTTAGAAACTTCCCTTTTTAGCCTATTCTTAGCCGTTTCATCCATGTCTAGTTGTGATCTGAATACCTCGTTGTCATAACAATGGTCAATAATGTATCTCATTATAATCATTGCTTTGGGATGTGAAGGTGCTACTATAGCCCATTTCTCTGGGTGAGTTATCGCTCGTAAAAGAACTGCCATAGCTACTGTATGCGATTTACCGTACTGAGTAGGTGTCATAACATGAACCCTTTTGGGATTCCTATTAAGGATAACATTGAATATCTTTTGCTGTCCTTTAGAAAGTTTTACGGGTTCTGCTTTGCCAGTATTTTGCTTATATAATAAAAATAACTTAGATAAATTACTAAGTTTCGTTTTCTTCTTCTTCATCAATCAGGCTTTTAATTAAATCTAAGGATTCGTCCACCTTTGATATATTAACATTAAGGCTATCTTTTTTAAGCCCTAATAACTCAGATGCTAGTTTCATCTCTCCTAATCGTTCTCCTGGTTTATTTTTTAAGTCTTCTGATAGATAACCAGCTAAGGTTTCTTCAGTAAGCCCTTGCTGTGATAGATACTCAATAAATCCCTTACCATTAACAATAACCTTTGCAGCCTTACTTGATGTTTGCTCGGAATATCCTGCTTTTGACAATGCTTTCTTTAAATTAACATTACCTTCTGCTTTTTGTTGTATGATGTTATCTGCAGCTCTTTTTTGTTTCTCTGTAATCATATTATTTATTCAGTTTTATATTTAACTTAATTATAGCACACTTTTGAAATAAAGTGAATAGGAACTAAGGTTAGATAAATAATTTGTAAGGTATTAGAGAAAAACCCAGAATAGAATTATGTGTATATAAATATATCCGTCGCCGAAGCTGTGGTCTATACCCAGTCGTCATTTTAGCAGTAGAAATGTATGCTATAAATATATTAATAATTTTATATTTTAATATTAAAATTAATTTTTCTTTTTTTTATCTGTGTGTGTGTATGT